CCCAGATATCATGAGTCAATTCACTGATATTTTAGATATAAACCAGTTAAATTTTAAAAACAATGGTCCACAAGTGGTGGACCTAGAGAGAAAGAGATTGAGAAAGAGAAAGAATATAAGAAGAAGATCGATGATTGTTGACAATAATGTCAGTAGCCTAGAGTTAAATAAAGACTCAGAAATACGACAACGTCATATAGAATTCGGTTGGAGTAAGTTGCCAAAAAATGCAACAGTCTCAAAAAAATATAATCTTTCATCCAACTCAAACAGAAAATTAACCAGAAGCAAACATTGGCAAGTTTCTGGAAAAATACTCACTGCCATCAATGCAGTAGAATTGACCAAGAGAAAGGACATAGCATCGGGCATAGCACCTCCAACGAAGAAGAAAAGCATGTTTGCAAGAATGGCAAAGACCAAAAACACAATAAGCTCTGATTCAATAGATTTGCATAATCTTACACCATCTGTAATAAGTTTAATATTATTTGAGCATTCACGTGGTAACTTGTGTTATGATGTTAACCATGAAGTCATGATGGGTAAAGAACTGAGATTGAGCGATAATAAAGAGCCCATAATACCAAGCTTAATTCATAACCCAAATTCAAAAGGGGATGAGTTGGCCACTTTGGTATCACAGTTCGTCAGTAAAAAGAATTATAACAAACTAGTCAAAGATTGGTTGTACTCCGACAATAAAGAAACTCAAAAGATGACCAATTATCAAGGTAAACTTGTCACATTCAGGTTAGATAACAAGGGTAACATTCAGCATAATTATGAGGAGTATAAATTAATCAGAAAGTGTCACTGCTGTAATAATTATAATGTTTTAAAATCTCACTTTATTAAGTGCAAAAATTTGAACAACATTATTTATGATTTTTCAAAGATTGGAGGCACTATTCGATTGACACCAAGTAATAAAATTATTAAATCGAAGGACGTTAATCATATACAATTTTCAGAAATTGAGATGTTTGATGATGTTAGTGTACGGTGTGGGTTTTGTTTTAATGATCTAAATATGACAGTAACCGAGCTTGCAATCATTCACTACACACCAGTGTCATACAATTGTAGATTTCGCTATGTGTTAGAAGGTCGTCTGGATGAACTATTGACCAATAATTATGGTGATGTGTATGAAGAACTAAATCAAGAAGCTAGAGATCAAATTAAAAACCATGACATGGATCTTGTGAAAAAGTTTTTCTTCCACCAGAAGATAACTTTTTGCAATATTGGAGCCGATGTAAACAACCAAGAATACAAGAATCTAAGTATGAACTACGGACATCCAATATTCCAAAGAAGAGCTTATTTGAATAGTATGCATCCTACACTTCTAGCTGAACTAAGTTTATGTTATTCTTACTTAAATGCCGGAATTGACAGTGATCACCAATTAGCAGTCATCGGTGACATAACACCATTGCATTTGTCAACAAATTGCCACAAATGGAATTATGAGCCATTATTGGGGTCAGAAGATTTCAGGACCAAATGTGTTACAACTACTGTTTGTGATCATGACATTGACAAAATTGGAAAATTTGTCTACAGTCTAGGAAGTCTCAAGTTAAGTTTGGACAAGATAGTGGAAGCATTAACCTGGAATGAAAATGTGTATGTGATCTCATTATCTAGAAAGTTACTACAAGATATTAATGATGAAACCATGGGTTTAAAATTAGTTATAGATGGAGCTAGTACTTACCTTTTCATGCATGGTTGCAATATGCCAATAACATTAAACACAGTAACATTTAAGGTCTTCTCTGAAGCTGATGTAATAACTGTTAAAAATGAACAATATATTATTGAAGAACTATTAACATTTGGTATGTTATCCATTTTTAGTATGACAGGACCAGTGGATAGGAAAACTAATTTGTATCCAGTAATTACTTATGCAAATACTATCGAAATAGTGTTGCCTTTGCCAGATGTTGAAAGCTTTAATGGATTAGTACCAATTGTAAACATCAAAGATATGAAATTTAGGTTCGACATACCCTTATTCAAAGTTTTGTGTATACGTAACACATCAGGGAAAGTGTCTCACACCACTTTGAGAGAATACGCTGTTGGTTTTTCACTAAGGAGGTTCGTGATTCATACAAAGGTAATCTCCAACACCCATATCAAATACGATGTTATTGATATGCATATATTATTATGTAGAATAGCTATGGCTTTGCAAAATCATAGACTTGGTATGAATTTGGACTTTGCATCCATGATGAAAAAGTTAGGACCACTAGCCAGTGTTATTAAAATTGCTGACAATAAATTGACCCCCATCATAATTGACCAATTAGATATCTTCTTTAAAGATAAAATAGGAATAGGATTAAGTCATATGGCTAAATTCATCAAGGCGTGTGATTTAACCACAGTTATATCTGGTCTAGAAAAAGAAAATTTCTTTGATGGTTTATTGAATATGCTCAATGAACAAAAGTTAAAACCAAGACACAATATCAACTTGGCTTTGCTTGAAACCCCTACGTATAATCCAAAACTTTGCAGACATCATTATAGAGACTGTGAACATGAATTAATATCTGAAAAACAATGTGACTGTTGTGGTGTGTCGATATTGCAAGGAACAAAATGTGATTGTTGTCAACCACCCAAGAAGCTCCAACACACAGATATGACTGACACATTTAAAGATGTTTCAACTTTGGAAAGTCTAGTTCAAGAAGAGGTTGCATTGGTTCAAACAAACCTAGATAAAAATGTTGTAAATAAGAAAAAGTTGACACCTTTACCGCCTAAGGTCAATGATGATATAACGGAGATTAACATTGAAGACACCACAAATACTAGTAACCAAGATGACGAAACCAATGGTAATATCAGGCCAGAAGAAGTCATCAAAACGGGGTCACCTAAACCCAACACGAAGAAAGTTAAGTTTTCAACTGAGGTACCAGAAGATAAAGGGAAAGAGGCAAGAAAGAAAACCAACAAAGAAACTTGGTTAAAATGGTTGTCGAACTCAGACATTGGTTACCCAGTAGATGACAATTTGCAGCAAGAGATGGATTTACTAGGTAGACATTTTGTACAATTTATGCGTGGTCCAAAACAATTCATTAATGATATAAATGAAAGTTACAACAAAGAACAGTTTTGCATAATAATTCCTTACTTAATGCAAGGTTATATATTAACTACAACAGAGTGGGTTGAGTATTCAAATTTGACTTCTTTGCCAAACTCAGATGTGGATAGTTGTGGGTTTGAAACTTACAAGAATTGCACTAACTCAACTTTAACAATTGATGAATTTAGAGACATTACTAATACATATGATAATTTTTCAGTTGACTCTATACTTAGTGTAGCTGAATATGAAAAAGTCAATCTAATAATAGTTGAACTGAATGGGTGTCATGTATTTAACGCAGGATTGAACGACAATTATAAAATCATTGTACACTCTAATTTTATTGAAAAGACTAATAATTGCATTGCCCACTTTTACAACGCAAATATTAAATGTAGAAGTAATCCTAATTTTTATTGGGCTTCTACCTTAAATAATGATAGAACTATTAGAAGTAAGGTTTTTAATAGGTATAATGTCAAAATAGATAACATAGAATTTAACCAGTCAATAGATTTATCTACCAACCTAATGTTGGAGACAGCATTGGTGACAGCAATTAGTCCAGAGAATAAGGTAGGTCTTTGTCAGCCAATAATAATTAAACGCGGAACGGAGGCCTATCTTACTAACAATGTAGGTAATTTACATTTATATCAGAACAACTTATACTCAACTGAAATTAGAAGTGATGTATTAGATATATTAGAATTAGCTCTAAATGAACCACATGTATTTATGACTTCAGATTACGCCTTAGGTACATTTAATCGTAGTGTACACATATTGGAGAATTTGGAATTTGACGTTAATAGCATAGTTAAGGATAAATGTAAACAAATAGCCTCAATATTAACAGTCAACAACTTAAGAGATAGTACTTCAAAAATTAAATATACTACTGAAGGTATAATATCTGGAATGGGTAAACATAGTATCATCATTAAAGACAGTGTGAAAGACAAGAAAGCTATATCAAAAGTTAAAATAATGGATGTAATAGGAATTAAGTTTGAATCCGGCTTCCGATTAGCCTATATAACGGATATTAATTCTACAATGATTAAACTGCATTATGAGCTTTGGAGAGAAGTAAGTTGTAAATTTGTTATTTTCAAAGTGTCTGTTGGTTCAATGATTAGGAGTTTATTTTCATTAGTTAAGCCATTACCAAATGGCAATGATCTCAAATTAGCCTTGGAAAATCAACATCTCACGATTGGACCTGCAGGAGCTGGTAAAACTAAAGAAATAGCAGAAAAATGTGGACCACGCGATTTAATTTTGGCCACTACTGGTACAGCAGTGTCTAACTTGAGGAAGAGAATACCACAGCATAAGTTCATTATGAGTGTTGAACGCTCGAAGATGTTGGATCTAAAAGATGTTAACAACGTTTTTATAGACGAAGCCACTCAACTAGATTACACAGATATCTTGCACCTATTTAGAAACGGTTTTAATGAGTTGTTCACATATGGTTGTAAGGAGCAAATTGGATCGGTGGACATGTCATCAACCGGAGGTGTTCGACATAGTCTTAACATAACAGACTTTGCCCACCCTGATAATACAGAGAAACGAAATTTTACTTACAGGATAGGCGAACCACTGTGTTCAAAACTTAAAGAGTTAGACTATGACTACCAATCAAAGGCAGATCATCCTACAACCTGGCAAATACATGAAGGAGAATTCAATGAAATGTATAAAATAAATGAAATATTAGACAAACACAAGCCTGATGTAATACTTACAATGTACTCAAAAGTTAATGGAGAAATAGAAAAGCAATGTAAAGAGTGGTTACATCAAAGAAGGGAGATGTCAGAATCGAATAATTACATCATAAATTGTGAATCCAAGTTGAAGAGCAAAGAATTGATATATAACGGTCATAGTTATCAAGGTGATGAGGAAGACACAGTGTTAGTAGTATTAAAAGGTGTTAATAGAAGTCAATGGGGTTTAAATGGTAACTGGAATTACTTGATTTCTGTATTTACGAGATGCAGAAAGAAATTACACATCTTGGTTCTGGGCTATCATATAAAAGGAATCACTAACTTAAAACAGTTGGTTGAAGTTAAAGGTGGGGAACTATTTACATCTTTAAGTGAATTCAAAACCATATGGGACGTACACAATTTAACTGCAGAAGAGATTAAAAATTTTAACAAACAAAAAATGCACAAAAATGGCGCATTGATACAATTAAAGAAAGAAACCAATCATGTAAGTATATTAGCCACAATTTTTGGCCAAACAATCTTAGAGATACAATGTTCTAAAGACAACATAGAGTTTACCAAGGACACTTTTAATCTTAAAAATAAATTTACCAAAGAACACGGACCCCTAATAGATATCTTTAAAGGCCAGTTGTTATCCAGACATGAGTTTGAAACAGAAGATCAAGGAAAAATAATCAACTTTTCACATAATTGTGTGACTATAGTACGTTCAATCAATTGGATGGTTGATAAAGTCACTGGAACCCAGAAACTAGAGCTACCATATAAGAGGAATACACTGACATTCACTAAAACAGAGGGGTGTCCACTAATGGCTGGATTAGAAATACAATTCAATGGTGATCCAATATTTAGGTGTTCCGCAGGTTACAAAAACATATTTACACGTAGAGTTTGGTTTTCTAGCAACAAAAACAATGAGGTTTCCAACATATTACGCTGGTTGAATGTAGTTGAAGGTGATTATGAAGTTGAAAGCTTATCATGGTTAACTTGCTTTAACGTAGACTTACCTATCAATTACATACTAATGAAGGAGAGAATCATATTTGGTTGGACAAACTTGTTCAATCTAATCACAGGCATTAAAAATTGTCAGAATTTGAAGAAACCTAACAATGAATGGCAAGCCAAAACCTTAATTACCAACAAAAAGAAACCATTAACCTGGAATAGTAACATCGCTCATAAGACCTTTATAAGAACAACCACATATAAATTAATTTATACACAATATCAGCTATGGAATGAGTCAGAACAAATTACAAGAGTACATCCTTTGTCACGAGAAGATCAAGTGGTCCAATTTATAAGAAGCAGTATGCATGATATGTCTCAAGAATTCACCTACGAAGTTAAGGGTGCTGATGATATATATATAGATGATCTGATCATGCCTATAACCAGACATCTTAATTTGAACACAGATGTGGGAAGATTCACAAGATCTAAACTATCAGAGTACAAAAGTTATGAATTTGGAACTGGCAAAGAAAGAATATGGTTACCAAGGACGACGTATTCAGCCAATGCGAATGAATTGAAACAACAATATCCTAGTATTGCCGTTAATATTACAAACTTTTCTTTTAACAATATAGGATTTGAATCAGTCTTAGAACAATTGCAACTAACAACAGTAGGTTCAATACAACAAGAAAAACTTGTACTGTATGGACACAGACACTCCTTTGAACCATACATTCAAAGTAGATATTATATCAAATTGTTAGAACCAGAACACCACACATGGCAACACATTCAATGGAAATTGTATAGGGATCACACTACCATTCTTTTTGACAGTTGGAAAAAAGAACATGGCAAATTGCAAGAATCAATCATGCAATATAGTGATCTTGATTCTTCTGTCGATAGCATTATATATGGCACAGATTTGATGACTAGAAGTCCACCGGATTTAGTCAATACTTTAAACAAGTGTGAAAATGCCACGATTTATGGGTGGCTCCCTAATACCAAAAGAAATACAAAATTTTTAAAATATGATTACTGTCGCCAATTATACATACTGATGCCAGGAACTAGAGATCCAATTAAAATCAATAGGCATATTTTGAGGGTCTATTTAACAGGCGGGGTGTTCTATATTACAAAAGGTACATATCTACACATAAGATGCATTCACTCTTACACTTCATATGATTTAGTATCATGTACAATTAAACGCGAGGATATCAGATTTCCACGATTGGTTAATTCATGGTTAAACAATTCACACACGTTTAAGGTCAGGGTCCCATGGCTCAATTTAAATCTGACTGACTGGGCTGTCTCCAAAACCATTATAATTACGAAGGAGTTTGAGGTTGACAGAAGAATGTATTCCATGCTAATGTTGAGATTACTAAGTGGTGACGATACCCGTAGTTCAATCCTAGCCTATGTTAGAACCTTAGCAAGTACATACATTATAACAGATCAATCCGTGCAAGATATGTACAATATAGATTTAGGGTCAATGTTGGCTACAGCTTACTTTGCATTATATATGCACGAAAGTATGGGCCAAAAACTAATGCATTTAATGTATTTGGTCAATACCGCTGCAGACAATGCATTATTGATAGAATGCCTACATAGTCTATTGCCATTAAATTTAGAATTCTTCAAGATCATAGGTGAGAAAATACACAATGATATATTAAATGGTATTATGAGCCAAATCACAAACACAAAAGAGTTCCACTCTTGGGGAAAACCTGAAAATTATGAGGAGTGTGTGCAATCACTAAGAATGCTAAATCTCAAACCAGATCATTACATACGATGGTTCTGTGATAAGCCTAAGCATAAATACAACACTGGTCCAAGCTTTCGAGATATGAATAAATCTAAGCTACTAGATGCAGCTGAAGTTTACAAACATCAATCCCATGATGGTGATATTGCCAAAACCATGGCAAAAATTAATGCCGCAGACGTGAAGAGTATCTCTGAACAGGTACAGGATCTTGGAATCACGCAACTAATTCTTCCCGCGTATAAGGAAGTCATCAAAAATGTTGACGCTGAGGTTTTGATATCAATTGATGATTTATTAGAGGATAGATTCCAACATGTCAATTGTGAAAATGTCAAAAAAGAGTTACTGTTAAGAACAAATAACAATGAAAAGTTGGACATTGTCACTTTTGACCCAAGTAAATTAATAAACAAAATCATTGAATACAGAAATGAAGTAGACGATTTACAAATGTTAGTCAAATTGGCAGAAAAGATTTTAACTGAAATTAACTCAAAGTTGGTTGTTCAAAACAAGATTAATACAATTGCTTGGAATCTTAACAACTTATTGTCTATTAATGAACAACAACAAACGATAGAGTTCAATAGCTCAGGGTTAATAATTGATCCCATCTATGATGAGATAGACAACATTACAGATTTTAATTATGATTTAATTTCATATCATGATGATGTGGTCGGTGAATTGTTATGCCAACAAGATTTGATGGACATTGGAACCATCATCACACAAATGGTTGAAGAATTAACTAATGAATTAGATACAGAGGAGGATGAATCACTTGAAAAACCTGAAATTAACCAAAACCAATTGATTGTCACAGTTCCAAAAAATAAAAATCTGTCCACAATCAAGGCTGAGAAGGATCCAGTTAATTCAATAAATATTGTTACTACTGGGGACCATTCTATCACTAATATGGAGGGACTACCTATATACAACAACTATGATTTGTTTTTAAAACGATTGAATTCAAATGATTTAAAAGCTCTATCTGATGGAATGAGTATGAATGTCAAAGAAATGAATACACCGCAGTTGTTATTACATAATCTGCAAACTATATTTATTACAAAGAACAAGAACCTTAAAAATTGTGATTTCACAGAAATGAGGGAAGTAATTGTAAGCTTGTGCCACACCTACCCCTTAGATGACATAATTAGACAGGTTACAGAAAACATTCCTTTTATTAATGATAACATAATAAGGACCAACTTGAGTAACCATCAAATTCATCAAACTGCCAAAGGAAATTTTAATAACTCAAGATTAAGATTTTCAAAAGAGAAGACTGAAATAATTGAAACATTTGTGGAAAAAGATAATAAGTTTGCACTGAACATTAAGCTTGTCATCATAGAGGAACTATCAGAATTGCAGAATGGTTCAGAGCCACTTTTATATAACCTGTTACACAAACCGGATATGATTCAAATAATTACGGAAATCTTTAATACAGTCAATAAAACCATCCCAGAAATTGAACATTATCCTTCGTTTGACCAAACTCCTACTCAGGGTAAAAATAAGATTGAGATTTATTCAACGCCAACTTCCATCTCAGTTAAAATACCATCTCATGAAATAATAGAATTTATATTATCATCTGAAAATTTGCTATCAGGGTGGCAACATTTGTGTAGTTATGAATATAAGCTGGAGTTTAATGATTTAGTCAGAAGTACAATTAATAGAGTTTTATATAGACCAGAGCAACTGATTAATGATGTACCCAACGTTTTTAACTGTTGGTGGTTTGGCAAAGTAATTCCAAAGACCGTGATCTTTTCTTTATTAACATGGAAAATTAACAACCCCGAATATTGTATTAAAATGTGGGACGAAAAAGAGTTAGATAAGGGATTAAGACTGGATACAGAAGACAGAGAAAACATAGCCTTACATTTGTATTCTGACATTTTGAGAACTCATGTACTAACTTTATATGGTGGCGTTTGGTGTGATGCAAGTATCCTTTTAAATACATCCATAAAACATTTGACTTCGTTAATGGTCAAGCACGATACTACTTACTTATGTTGTAAATTCAGGAAAGGTGAAGGTAATCTAGTCGCCTGCGAATCATGGTTCTTAATCAGTAAAAAGAATGATCCTTTTATCCAAGCGTGGTATGATGAATTGATGCATAGTGTTAATAACTTTGGTTCTGATTTTATTGGGTATACTCAAGAGTTGCGTTCTAGAATGGGTGATCAATTCTACGATAATATAGTCAGAACTTTAGGCTTTACAATGCCAGCTTACTTGCGAGCATATATTAGTATGTACATGGGATTCATAGAATTAGATGAAGGGAAAATGTTAGTCATAGATAGCAACCTTAACTTTTATCATAACTTCATACTTAACGAGTTAGACCAAAATTACAACTGTCAAGTTATCTTTGAAGATAAAGACATACTAAATCAGTCAATTGGTATTAAATTGTTCGGAAAACAGAGATTAATATTTGAAAATGATCATATGAATAAACAATCAAAGGATGTGTACAATACGAATAACTTCATGGGCCGATTACTATATCATAAACAAAACCTATTACCCAAAAATCAATATGAGATAGTTGATGTAGCTGATTTCAATGAATTTGAGGGGGTAAAACACACTGAATCACAATTCAATGATGTTCTATGTAACATTTTGTCTGTTGAACATGACTTTATATTGATAGTGGTACTAGGGTCAAACGGAGATTCCTTGCCTTTTCAGCAGTTAATAGACATTTTTGAACCATTAGGGGTAAGATTTTTTGTCGTGTGCAATAAAGGTAGCAAATTAAGAACTGGATTTGTGAAGGTAGAACTAGATGTATCCGTTGACTTAACTTTAGAGAAGTCATACAATGCTTTTAAAAATTTTTCTATTGGTACGATACTGGAAGCAGGTTCTGTCTACACAAATATGGTGCGTGAACTAATTCAATTGACTGAGATTAAATCTGAAAAATTGAAATTGATAATTTCAAGCAATACAGCACCTTTTTGCCATATCATAGCAAATAACAATAAGGTGCCTAACTATGTTTTACATTTGTATCCTTTTGATCCAGTTCACTATAATGGAATTGAATTATGGACGGGAATCAATTCAACCATAGCAAATGTTTTGAACACATTCAAATTGTATGCTTTAAGATTAGTTGAGTCGATGGTAATTTCAAAGAAACAAGGTGAGAAACTCCTACTTATTGATGACAACAAAGAGAGAGTAGTGAATGTAAATTTATTCAATATAGAACTAATGAAAGAATTAACATTGTGTCCAAATAATGCAATGCAAATAGGTAGCGTTACTAGTCATTATAGTTTTACAATGTCAAAGTTTGATAAGGATAAATTATTGAAAATTCCAAAAAATCATAAAGTTATAATGATATCATATGGCTCTTTGAACATGCCTAACATCAGTAACTTGATATTAGCCATACTTTGGAAACTTGAAAACGTCGAAAATATATCCATTTTTGTCAACACTAATGGTTTAAAATCAGACCAGGTGGCGCATATCAAAACTTATTCAGGTCCATTAACCTACAGTTGTATAGACAGTTGGGATTTACCAAACACGGCACATTTAATAGATTGTTGTATTCACCATGGTGGTAGCGGAGTCACTCACGCTTGCATATCATATAATATCCCTAGTTGTGTTACTCCATTATTTGGCGATCAACCAATTTGGGCCAAAGTTGTTGAATTGAAGAAGGTTGGGTTAGCTGTTCAAGATATTGAAAGTGATGTAAATAAAATTATAGGCCCTGTAAACACTATCATTAACAACTCTAGCTTATTTAAAAATGTATGTAAGCAAATACACATTGACTCAAGAATGAATTTACTATCCCTATCTGATATGGTCGAACACTTTACAGGAACGGAGATCAAACAATTTAATTACCAAGAGAAGGTCATCAAGATTAATAAGCAATATAGCTGCCAATTAGGCAATATGCCTAAAACTGTTGGAACTTATATAGTAGACAATTTTATTGGTTTAGAGACGGTATATGATCCAAAAGTGAGTGAATATTGTGTTTTGAAATGTATCGAAAGGTTATTACATAAATCTGATTACCAGTACATACCAAACCTATTCAAAGGACCATCAACTAAACCCGTATATATATCACTACTAAGTAAATGCTTCCAATTTAACCTGCTAATAATTGATAAACTTAAATTGCACAATGTGCTGAACATTGTAGACCAGTCAAATAACGTAGTGGTATTAATTTTGGAATTAACTAAAAATAGTTTACACTGTACTTTAGGGAAAATATCAGCATTAACAATTAAAGAAATAATTCCAATCAACACTGTTGAGGTGCATGAGCCATTAGTATATTCTATAATGGATAATTATGCCACTAACACTAATTTCAATATAATTGACTTGATTAATTTTAATTTGTGGTATAGAACCATGGATGCAGACAAATTAATGAAATTATATAAATTAATGGATCAGCTACAAATGGATAACCAAATTGACATAATTAATGCCAGTTTCCCTGTAGTTTTAAACCAATGTGAATTTGGTTATTATAGCAGAAACCACACTAGTGTTACAGGATTGAATTTAGGTTGTTGTTTAATTAATAATAAATGGAGAATTGTATTAATGTTAATGAGTGTAGAAGATATAATCTTATTTACAAATTCTGCCCTAGACAAACCAGAGGTGCTAACGCTCCTATATATTCACCCTACCTCAATGTTTTCCCCATCAATAATTCATAATAAAATAGATTTTAGTAAACCATTTTATTACTGGAATCAACAAACATTGTACAGGATAAAACATGATTATTCCCAAGCTGTAGGGATACAATTTGATGAAAACAATTATGAGCCAATAATCCCACTATTTATAAGTCACTTTATGAACAACGTAGAGGAATGTGAGTTACTTAAAACGTTGAATACAACGGACTTAATTTGGTATAACACCAATGACCCAGTATTGAGTAGCTATTTTGAAGAGACAGCAGGAAAAGCTTTTAATAGAGTGGTTTTCTTCAAAGATCAAATTATGTTCAAAACTACCATTGTTAGCAGTATGATTCTTGGTTGTATCCTAAGCTACACCAAATTGTTTATAGAAAACCCTATAGAGGAGGAGCGAGGGATAATCACTACATCAGAATTGCCAATCCAAATTAAAATGATTTTAGAGAAATATTGTAATTACAGTGAATCATTTGTATGTAAAACTGATACTCTAGGTCGATTTGTACAACAAAAAATTAAAATTACAGCAATATTAGAATTGATAGATGTAGAAGACCAACCAGAATTGATGGAATTGTTATATTCAAATAAACCATTTAATCCAGAGGATGAATTTATACTTAAGTCCTCCACTTCAGTATCATTATCGTTAAGAAATCAAACAGACCTAGGAAACAAAGTATGGTTACCTGGGAAATTATTAGGCAGGCGTGCTGCTATAAGCATGAAATATGATATTGGTATATTATTTAATCTAACTGGTGGGAAAATGGACATAACTGAGAAAAATTTTATTAAAGTTGACAAAAATTCTAAAGTGACTCAACATAATATGTTAACAAAGCAAGTGACTGTTACAGATTTAGACGAGAAACAAGTAAATAGATTGAAAGATTCCATTGCAATTATGCAATTACGAATGGCCCCTATAGAGCCTGTAATATTAGATGTGGAATCTAGGAGTAATGATACTTTAACAATGGAAGGTCAAGATAGTCTTATAAATGAGAATTTTCAAAATGAACTATTTATTCCTCCTTATGAAATGATAGGGCCAGGACATGTGTTAGAACCCCTAACTGACATGCCAGACTATCAATCTATGATATTGTGGGATAATACCGATTTAACAGATCATGTAACAATGTATGCACCAAATAACACATGTAAGATAGTAAGCCGTGAGCATCCGGGAAGAATTCAGGAAATAGAAAAGGCTGTAATGACCAGATACCCAATAAGATCCAGAGCAGTGTTGACAAAGATTGTTTATGAAGAAGGTAGGTCTATTACAGGTAGAATGAAAAACATTCAGTTCCTAAGGAAATTAGATCAAACCCCACCAGTGTCAAAGGTAATAAGAGACATGTGCAAAGCCTACTTTTGCAAAGATGTAACCAAGAAATTTAAAGAATTTCAGAGTACCAACAATCTTATAACGATCAACCCTGATGACATCAAAGATTGGATCAGTAAAAGTAAGGATGCCCCAAAGGTATTGATAGAAACAATGAAATTATTGGAAGAAGAATTGCTAACCAAACCATTAAATGATGTCAATGTGCATCTTAAATTAGAATCATTACTCAAAGATGAACCTATACAATTATGGAAACAGCAACAAGCTAGAATTATAGTGTGGCAACGTAAAGCTGTCACGGCCTTGTACACCTCGGTATTCATGGAAGCTAAGAAAAGACTTAAATCTATATTAAGAGAAAACATATATTATACTGATGGAATGACAGCCAATGAAGTTGCAGAGAAAGCAAGAACATTGAACAATTGTCATGTGTTTTTTGAGAATGATTTGACTAAACAGGACCGTCAGACTGACGATCCCATCATTAGAGTGGAGATGGAGTTATACCGACAACTCGGTGTACATCCCATTTTACTAGATTCATGGTATTACATGCATAAAACTTGGCGGTTCAAATCCACGCACTACAAAGGTGTTGGAGAATCAATGAGACTGACAGGTCAAGCTACCACGGCCTTAGGCAACGTCATAACCAATTTACAAGTGCACAGTAAATTTATCTGTGACAATCTAGATCTTATAGCTGGTATGTTTTTCCTAGGTGATGACATGATTATAATTTTTAAAAATATACCTAACACACGTAATTTACGAGATGATATTGAAGTGAAATTCAACATGCAGAGTAAATTCCATATTAATAACAATCATGGTACATTTTGTAATTTCATAGCTTATAAGACTGGTGGTGGTCGAATAGAATTTGGTCCAGATTTAATAAGAATGAAATTTAGATATGAGGTAACCAATGGTGTATCAGAAGTAAATCCAGAAAATCTTAATATGAGAGTGATGAGTTATTTGAGTTTGATAGGTAAAAACCCTAACACGGAAAACATTGTGTCAAAACATAAATACCCACTACAGCTAGTGCCATGGTACAATGAACATCAGCTTAAGCTCGGTTTGGAAGATAAATATAATATGACAATAGATCAAATCGATGGCTACATCGATCAACTGTACTACATGTTAGACAATCCAGAAGTTAAGTTTATTAAATTTAGATATTTTTCATCAAGACAGAGTAAAAGATAAATAATAATGTTCTAATAAAATC